TACGGCGACTATGCTAATAGAAAAGTGACACTAGCAAATATTCAATTCATAGCAAAGATGTACCTATATGGCCCTGTTGTTAAGCAAAAGGTGATTACACAGGTCGATATGTCAATACTAGATTCAGACTTCTATGGAATTACTGGTGGTACATATGCAAATATACAGACTGTTCCGTATCCGGGAGTCACGGCAGGAGGATACAACGCAGGGTTAACTTATGGGTCGCAGGGATATACGAGTAGTGGTGCACAAACAACAATAACGGAGTTTTGAACATGGGAAATTCTGATGTTAAAATAGCAAAGGCTCTTGATATGGATGTATCGGATTTAGAAGAAAAGCGTTTAGAAACTAAAGATATTGTCCATAGTGTTGGAGGTTCTTACAAAGCATCTGAGGCAGATGATGATTACAATGAAGTCAGAAGAAATCTGAAGGTTGTGATTGAGCAATCCAATAGTGCTATACAGGGGATTCTTGAATTGGCTGAGGATAGTCAGCAACCTAGAGCATATGAAGTTGTTGCACAATTAATTGGACAGACTCTAGAGGCAAATACACGACTCATCGACTTGCATCGTCGCATGAGAGATATAAAGAAAGAAGAAGGTCCATCAAAAGCAACAAATGTGACTAATAACAGTATTTTTGTTGGCAGCACAGCAGAGTTGCAGAAAATGATAAAGGCTCAACAAAAACAGATAATTGATGTGTCCCCAATTCAAGAATCCAAATAATGCGTAAAACTGATGAAACATATCTTGGCAATCCGTTACTTAAAGCCGGAAATATCAAGATTGAATTTACCAAAGATCAACTAGAGGAGTATATCAAATGCTCCCAAGATCCTGTTTACTTCATGGAAAATCACATGAAGATTGTTACCTTGGATCAAGGTTTAGTGACCATTACCTTATATGAATTTCAAAAAGAGATAGTAAGATCGGTTCACAACAATAGATTCACTATTTGCAAGATTCCTCGCCAATCAGGTAAAACAACCTGTCTAATTGGTGAGATTGTTCATCAAGTTTTGTTCAATCCATCATACAAAGTAGCCATACTTGCAAACAAATTGAAAACCGCTACAGAAATCATGGACAGAGTTAAACTTGTTTATGAAAATCTTCCAAAGTGGATGCAGCAAGGGGTAATTGAGTGGAACAAAACCAGTATTACACTTGAAAATGGGTCTAAAGTGGTCTGTTCATCTACATCATCAAGTGCTGTTCGTGGTTCTTCATATAACTTTTTACTTTTAGATGAATTTGCATTCGTTCCTGAGGAGATAGCAGAGGATTTCTTTGCATCTGTTTATCCGACTATTACGGCAGGACAGACAACGAAAACCGTAATAGTTAGTACTCCTAATGGATTGAACATGTTTTATAAGTTGTGGCAAAACGCTAAAGACGGAAAATCAAACTTTAAACCCGTAGAGGCGTTTTGGTGGCAAATTCCTGGTCGAGATGAAAAATTTAAAGCAGAGACAATCAGAAATACATCTGAAAGAAATTGGGCAAGTGAATATGAATGTGAGTTCCTCGGTTCACAAAATACTCTTATCAAAACATCTAAATTGGCATCGTTAACATTCTGTGAGCCTATTTTCAGTTCAAGTGATGGCCTTTGCGTATACGAATCTCCTAAAGAAAACCACATTTACTCAATTACGGTGGACACAAGTAGATCTGTAGGGCAGGATTATAATGCATTTGTGGTAATTGATGTGACTAATTTTCCATATAAAGTGGTTGCAAAGTATAAAAACAATCATATACCCTCTGAAATCTACCCAAATGTTATCCTATCTGTAGGAAATAAATACAACGAAGCGATGGTTCTTGTTGAAATTAATGACATCGGACAGCGGGTTGCTGACTTACTTAAGGAAGAATTAGAATATGACAACCTTCTTGAAGTAGTGATTCAAAATAAAAAATCACAAAGACTTGCAACTGCTTACGGTGGAATGAAGGCTTATCCCGGATTAAGAACAAGTACACAGACAAAAAAATTGGGATGTAATGCTTTAAAAGAGTTGATAGAAGGCGATAAGTTAATACTAAACGATTTTGATATAATATCAGAACTGAGTACATTTATTGCTAAAGGCCAATCATTCGAAGCAAGTTCGGGATATCACGACGATTTGGTGTCCTGTCTTGTGATGTTCGGTTGGATGACAACGCAACCATATTTTCAAGATATTAGCAATTTAGATGTCAGAAAGAAAATTTACGAGGAAAAGATTAAAAAACTTGAAGAAGAACTAATACCCTTTGGGTTCATAGAGTCTGGTCTTCAAGATGATTATGAAAAGTCATCTTCCGAACTAGGAAGAGAGACATCGATTAGTTCAGATAATGAGGCAAAATCTAGTAATTGGGCAGCAGACAAAGACGAGATTTTTTGAAACACTAAATACACTCGACTACTTAAAGTTATCAAATAGGAGATTACTCAAATGGCATTCCAACTTTCTCCAGGCGTGAATGTTACAGAAAAAGACTTGACCACAATTGTTCCGGCAGTTGCAACCACTAATGCTGCTTTTTCGGGACCATTTGCGTGGGGACCAATTAACAAGGTTGTCGTAATCGACAGCGAAAATGCTTTAGTATCTAATTTTGGTCTTCCAGATGATACGAATTATGATTCTTGGTTCTCCGCAGCAAACTTTTTGAAGTACGGAAACAATCTTAGAGTTGTTCGTTCAGTTAAAAGTTCATCAAGTGCAAAAAATGCGGTCCCTACTTCAAAAACTGCTGAACTCACGGAGCATTTATTGCTCGTTACGCAGGATCGATTGGAAATTCACTCGCCATTTCTGCGTGTGGAAGTAGTGCGGGTACTGGACCAATCGATTTTGATGGATGGGAATTTAAAAATGAGTTCGATGGCCGTCCAGGAACTAGTTTATATGTACAGAATTTAGGTGGTACTGCCGATGAGTTTCACCTTGTTGTGTATGATGAAAATGGTCTTTGGTCGGGTGTAACTGGCACAGTTCTTGAAAGATTTTCCAATGTTTCTCTGTCGAACAATGCAAAAGACGGACAAGGAAATTCAATTTACTTCAGAGACAAAATTAACAATACTTCAAAGTATATTATTGCTGCTTCAAATTTAACTGGAAGTGCTGCAAGTTTCGGAAGTGGGATATTGGGTGGTCCTCTCACTGGCTTTAACTACATTTCTGACACAACAGGAGCAAATGTGTCCTTTAAAATTGCTACCTATAGCCTGTCAGGGGGTGTTGACGAGGCACGATATGCTAGTGCGTCAGATTTGATAGGTATTGTTGCTACAGGACTTACTGCTTTCACAGACTCAGAGACACAAGATGTGAATCTCATAATTGGTGGTCCGGAGTACATGGGCAGCGGCACTTCGGTTACTGATGGTGTAGGAAAGGCAATTAGGGATATTGTCGAATCGAGAAAGGACTGTATTGGTTTTGTGTCGTGTCCGATTAAGGATCCAACAACTTCCGAAACTGATAAATTAACTATTGCTAAAAATTATCGGAATACGATAGGATCTTCTTCTTACATGTTTATTGATAGCGGTTACAAGTACATGTATGACATCTACAACGATAAGTACCGTTATGTTCCGTTGAATGGAGACATTGCAGGACTTTGCGCCCGTAGTGATGCAAGTACGGATCCTTGGTTTAGTCCCGCAGGATTTAATCGTGGAAACATTAAAAATGTTGTTAAGTTGACTTTCAACCCAAGTCAAACATTCCGTGATGAACTCTACAAAAATGGAATCAATCCAGTTGTTACATTTCCTGGTGAAGGAACTGTTCTTTATGGCGACAAGACTGCACAAGTCAAGCCCTCTGCATTTGACCGTATTAATGTGCGCCGTCTGTTTATTGTACTTGAGAAGGCAATTGCTACCGCCGCCAAGTATAGCCTGTTTGAGTTCAACGATTCCTTCACGAGAGCACAATTCCGTTCTCTAGTTGAGCCTTTCTTGCGGGATGTTCAGTCCCGTCGTGGAATTGTAGACTACAAAGTTGTTTGTGATGAGAAAAACAATACAGCAGAGGTCAT